ACAATGCTTGCATCTACAGTTCTAGGTGGACTGATGAGTGTGTGGGCTGAAAGTAGAAAAGCTAAAGCAGAGCAACAAAAGCTACTAATTACACGTGGCGAGTTTGAAATGAAAGCTAGAAAGCAAGCTATTGATGCTGGCCTAGCTGATAAAGGATTTGCCTGGACAAGAAGAATTATAGCTTTGACTTCAGTATTTGCTATTGTTCTTTTACCAAAGTTAGTTGCTGTATATTATCCAGAGGTATGGGTAACAGTTGGGTATACAAATTGGAATCCAGGCTTTTGGTTCTTGAAAGAAGGTAGAGAAGTTTTTGAATGGATAACTTTTCAGGGCTTAGTAATTACACAGCTTGATACAAACTTAGTGTCAGCTATTATCGGCATGTATTTTGGAGGTAGCCTGGTAAAAGGAAAATAATGAACAGTAATCAATGGATGGATATACTAGAAACTGTAGGCATACCTGCTGCTTTTGCAGTTGCTGCTGGATGGATGGTATATAAACTATTTAATGCTTTGATTGCTGACATACATAAAAAACTAGATACTCAACATGGAATGATAGTTGCATTGATAGACAGAATAAGACAAATAGATAACGATATAATAAGAATAGACACGATGTGTCGTACAGCTATGGGAGTACCTGTAGATGTAGATAGACTAGCGAGGGCAGATGGGAAGAAAGACCAAAGAAAAGATTGAATTAGGAACTTTAATAGGAATATTTATAATTTCAGTATTAGGTGTGAGTAATGCACATGCTGATGAAATGGTACATAAGTTTAAGAACCCATCATTTAGTGGTATAGGTACGTCTGCACATTACCTTACTATAGAGAATCAAGAGTTCACTAGAAAGATGACTATAAAAGAAGAACTCAAAGCCTTGCAAGAACAAATAGAAAGAGATAAAGAGAACACAACACTTGCTAGATTTATTAGAAACTTAGAATCTAGAATATATGCACAATTATCCAGACAATTAGTAGAGAATTTGTTTGGAGAAAATCCCAGCACAAGTGGAATACTAACCTTAGAGGGTAATACTATAGAATATAGTATAGAAGATGGAATAATAACATTAACTATAACAGCAAGCGATGGAACACAAACAGTTATTCAGTTGCCTATTGGTGATTTTTCTTTCTAGTGGATGTGCAGTATTAAGTGAGAATAACGATTTAGTTCTAACAAAAAAGATACAGCCCTCAACTATATTAGAAATACAATCAGATGAGCTATTTGACATGCCTGGTGCTAAACAGCAGCCAGTTGTCGCAGTATATCCTAACAGTTTTAAAGATTTAACAGGCCAAAGAAGAAGTAATAGTTCTTTTGCCTTATTTAGTACAGCCATAACACAAGCTCCAGAAGCAATACTGATAAGAGCTTTGAAGCATACAGCAGATGGCAAGTTCTTCAAAGTAGTAGAACGTGTGGGGCTTGATGACCTCACAAAAGAAAGACAATTAATTAGGTCAACTCGTAAAGAGTTTGAACAAGATGCAAAATTACAGCCTTTGCTTTTTGCAGGGCTTATGTTCCAGGGTGGAGTCATTAGCTATGAGGCTAATATTCAATCTGGAGGATTGGGAGCTAGGTATCTAGGTATAGGTAATAGCAAACAATATCGAGAAGATACTGTAATCATTTCACTACGATTGGTTTCAGTATCTACAGGTGAGGTGTTGATAGAGACATCAGTTTCTAAAAGCATTTTATCTACAAGTGTTTCTCAGGATGTATTCCGTTTTATTGAAGCTGGTACAGAGCTAGTAGAAATAGAAGGAGGAGTTGCTGAGAACGAATCTATCGCTATTGCTTTGACGAAAGCAGTAGAGACAGGTGTACTAAATATAATAAAAATAGGAATAGAGAGAGGCTATTGGGAATATGAAGAATCTAATTAGTATATTAGTTATGTTATCGTTAAGTGTAATCGCAGATGATAATGAGATATATATTGACCAATCAGGAGCTACAGCCAATATTGATTTAGAGCAGTTAGGAGATGATGGAAACATTATCGGAGGATTAGAGTCATCAGCAGGAAATTTAACACCGTTGGATTTAGATGGCGATAGTCTTACATTAGACATAAATCAAATAGGTGGTTCTAATACTTTTCTAGGAGATATTTGGGCTGATAATTTTACAGGCTATTTTAATTTTGATGGAAGCAGTAATGATTTCACAATTCAAGTAGACCCAAGCAACACTTATGGTGCAGACGGCTCAGATGTCAACGTTGACGTTTCAGGAAGTAGTAATGATTTTACATTAGACCTGGCTACAACAGCTATGGCTAGTAATACAGACCTTGACTGGATTGTAAATGGAGATGGAAACGTATTTGATTTCGACATTAATTATGATGGAGCTACAAACTATGTAGATGTTGATGGTGATTCAAACACAGTAAACTTTGAGGGGAGTGGCTATGCTGGTGGGTATTTTTACCTAGACCAAACAGGCGACTCAAGGACTTTTGACATCCAACAATTAAGCACATTAAATAATGATTGGCTCAAGATTATATCCAATGGTTCTAATGGTACTGTGTGTATTATCCAAGACGATAATGGCACAGCCGTTGGATGCTAGTATTGGTAACATAACAGAACTTAACGGTGCAGGCAGGGTTATAAGAGATAAACCTTATAATGCTGCCTTATCGTTTAATATAGAAAGTTTTGACAATGTTCAAACTTCAGAAGGTCGTATAGGAATTACATTTCTAGACGATAGTCAGGTCAGATTGACAGAGCATTCTGAACTTATCATAGATGAGTTTATCTACGACCCTGACCCATCTAAATCTAAGATGGCTTTACAGTTTGCAAGTGGTACTGCAAGATTTATTACAGGCAAACTTGCAACAATAAATAAAGAAAATATTTTTATAGAGACCCCAAGTGCGACCATTGGTATTCGTGGTACAGACTTTACGATTACCATAGATGAGCTTGGCAGGTCTCTTATTATTTTATTGCCTGACGAAAATGGTTTACCAAGTGGAGAGATAGTAGTTGCTACAGCTATGGGTGAGGTTGTTTTAAATCAGCCCTATCAAGCTACATCAGTATCTACATTTGAGAGTGAGCCTGCAAAGCCTGTAGTGTTGGACATAACTACAGAGCTAATAGATAACATGTTAATAGTTAGTCCACCAAAAGAGGAGTATAGTCTTGCTGAGGAAAGTGTGTCAGATAGTAATAATAATATACTTGATGTTGACTATCTTGAGTTTGAAGACTTGGATGTAGATTTATTAAAAGATGACAGCTTAGAATTTACAGAGCTAGATATAAATTATTTAGATGTAAATTTTTTAGAAGACTTACTAGATATAATAGAAGAAGTAAACGAGCTAGATGAAACAGAAAGTATATTAAGAACAGATATAAATTTAAAAGGAACACAGGTTGGTTTTGACCCTAATACACAGATAAATACTTTTATTACAGACCAACAAATATCTTTCTTTAGAAGTATAGAACAAACAGTAAGAATAGATTTAGATAAGGCAGGAGCTTACACCGTTATACTAATACAAGATGGTAAAAGTACACAGTTAATAGTAAATGGTGGTGGTGATTCTGTTATAAAAATTACACAGAGTAACTAATGAGATGGGCTAGTTTATTATTAGGATTATTGGCTTTGCCTTTGTTGTTTAATGTAGCTCCATTAGAAACATTAAGACTTAAAACATTTGACAGGCTAGTAGATACACCTGACCCTACAGGGTATTTTACAATACTTAATATAACTGAAGAGTTTATTGATAGTCAAGGTGGTTATCCATTACCTAGAGAAACACTAGCAGACATACACATAAAGCTTTTACAAGAAGGAGCAATAGGTGTCGGATGGACTATGTTATTTCCCCATCCAGATAGACTAGGAGGAGATGAAAAGTTTGCTGAAGTCTTATCATTTTCTCCTAGTATACTTGCAATGCCTGAAGTACCTAATGGCATATATCCTAAAACACATGGTACAGTCATCCGAGGGCCAGAGGTAAATCTACCAAAAGCCCAAGGATTTTTACAGAACATAGACATACTTAAAAATAATTCTAGTCAGGGAGCTGTCTCTGCTCCTGTAGATGTGGATAATCTTGTCAGACAAATACCTTTGATACAGCAAACACCTAGTGGATGGGTCGCATCTTTTGGGACTGAGGTATTAAAAGTATTAGGTGGTGGTAGTACATATCAGATTATTACTAATGAGAATGGTATAGAGATGGTAAGAGTAAGAGGACTAGACCCTATACCTACTGACAGTTATGGACGTAAGTGGATTAGTTGGGTAGATACACCACAGACTACACTAGATAATTTAGATGTAGCAGGTAAGTTTGTCTTCGTAGGTTTTACAGCTAAAGGTATAACCAGTCAGCTAGCAACTCCTGTTGGATTGCTTGAGCCTCACAAAATCCAGGCAGCTCTTGCCGAGTCAATATTATTAGATACACCACAGATACCAGACTACAGATTATTTGTAGAGCTACTACTATTATGTGTCTCTGGTCTTCTTATAGCTCTTGTAATACGTTCTTTTGGTATGACCCTATCAATGGTATTAGCTGGTGGCTTGTTTGCTTCAGTAGGTTATCTTGGATATTACTTTGTATCTATTGGATATTTGATTGACGTTACATGGAGTATGACATGTATGACACTTATATCTTTACAACAATTCTATTTAAGGTTTAGACAACAATATAGATTACGACAGCAGATAAAGAAACAGTTTGAACATTACCTTGACCCAAGACAAGTAGCTAGGCTACAAAAAAATCCAGGACTTTTGAAATTAGGTGGTGAAAGAAAAAGATGTACGATTATGTTTACAGATGTCAGAGGCTTTACAAGTCTATCAGAAAAGTTAGAACCTGAAGAAGTTATAAAGATTATGAACAAAGCTTTGACTGTCCAGGCTGATGCCGTCCAAAGAAATGGAGGGATGGTAGATAAATATATAGGCGATGCAATGATGGCTGTATGGAATGCTCCACTAGATGTAGACAATCAAGAACAGCTTGCTATTGAAACAGCTCTTCAAATACAACACGACATGCAAGAAGCAGAGTTAGAAGTTGAAATTGGTATAGGAATAAATACAGGCATAGTTTGTGTAGGAAATATGGGGTCAGCTTCCAGGTTTGAATATAGTTGTTTAGGTGATGCTGTAAATTTAGCTGCTCGTTTGGAGTCTTCATGTAAGTCTGTTGGTAAAAATTTAGTCATAGGTGAGGAGACAATTAAGAATTATCAGGGTCAATATACAGAATTAGACCCTATTTTTGTAAAAGGTAAGGAAAAAGAGGTAAAAATCTACACAATATAGGCTAAATGCTCTCTCGTCCACGGAGAGGCTCTCTAACGCATTTTATGTCTTTTGATACCTAGAGCATTACTTACATGCTTTCCGTTCAATACAGAGCATTCTGTGAGGTCGATTTTCTCACAAAGCCTGAATTTCACGTTGCAAGTACACATGTAATGGTTCAAGCTTCGCTTTTGCTCTTTGAAGTAAAACTCTGATGATTTGTCTGTCCATTTCTGAAAATACTACATCAACTTTATCAACTGGAAACTCAGATATTTCTGAGACTATCTTCCCCTCTGGTGTAAGTAGCACCGAAAAACTTATTAAGTTTCCTTCACTCTTTTTTTCTTTCCTCTTCATTTCTATTCCTTAGTTCTGTAGTGCTAAATTTATGTCCCCTCTTGTTATAATATATTTCTATTCCTCTTTCTTTACATAGGCCTTTACCTGTGAATATTGCATTTCTATATTCTTCTCCTATGATTCTTACATCAATAGGGAAAGTATATAAAATATCTTCCAACTCATGCTCTCTATGATAAACCACAATATCGTCCACCCATCTGATACCTTTTAATTGTATCTGCCTTTCTACAATACTTTGTAAAGGTTTGTTTTTTTCTGGTCTATCTGTTGAGGGGTCAGTCTGTAATGCTACTATTAGATAGTCACATACCGTCTTGGCCTCCTCTAACATAGTGACATGACCTGCATGTAATAAATCAAATGCACCACAGGTAATGCCTACTCTAGATTTAAGTCCTAGAAAACTTCTCATTATTCTGACAAGTCTGCAAAGGTAATATTTTTATGACTACCTCTCAGTCCTGCTTTCATATATGTAGTAGCTCTACCTTCAAAGAAGTTTTGGTGTTCTACTCCCATGACTTCATCTAACCAAGGTAAAGGGTTCTCACTTTGTTTATAGTTTGGTTTTAAACCAAGTTGTAATAATCTTCTATCAGCTATGTATCTGTTGTACTTATACATATCGTCTTTAGTTAAGCCTTGAATATCTCCCATATCAAATACTAAATCTAAAAATTTATCTTCAAGCTTTACCATCTCTCTACATATTTGATAGATTTCTTTTTTAAATTCATCAGTCCATATCTCTAAGTTTTCTTGTATGAACTCTCTAAATAATTTAGTCATAGCTTCTACATGTAATGATTCATCACGAATAGAGTATGTAACTATCTGACCCATGCCTTTCATTTTTCCAAATCTAGGAAAGTTTAATAAGATTGCAAAGCTACTAAATAATTGTAGCCCTTCTGTAAAAGCAGAGTAAACTGCTAGGGTTTTAGCTATAGTCTTTCTATCAGACTTCAATGGTTTAAAATTACCTACGTAGTCATGCTTGTCTGACATCTCTTCGTACTCTGCAAAAGCTTTGTACTCTATCTCAGGCATTCCTACTGTATCTAATAATAAACTATAAGCATCCTGGTGTATTGATTCCATGTTAGCAAAAGATGACATCATCATTCTTGCTTCTGGTTTCTTAAACATAGGCATGTATTTGTCTATATACCCTGCACCTACATCTACATCTGATTGTGTAAACAATCTAAAGATTTGTGTAAGTAAATACTTTTCGTTCTCTGATACATCTTGCCAGTCTTTTACATCGTTATGTAGAGGGACTGACTCAGGCATCCAATGCATTTGATTCTGTAATTTATAGTAATCATACATCCATGGATATTCAAACGGTTTGTAATAATCTCTATCAGCCAGTAATGCCATCTTCTTCTACCTCCCCTACAAGTTTTTTAAGACCACTTATCTTTTCGTCTGCTTCATTATATTTTTGTATTAGTCCATCTAATGTTCCAATTAAATTAGGATGGTCTGCTACTCCTACTGGATTTTCAAAGTAAGTCATTATCTCTACCTTGGCTTCTTGTTTCTGTGCTTCGTATTTACAAAACAAAGCTTGTACTACTTGTTGTTGTAACTTCATTTGTTCTCCTTATATCTTTTATCTGGTGTCCCATCTTTCTTGAGACGTACCGTTTTTGGTTTTCTTTTTTCTCCTAGACCCATCATTTTAATTATCTTATGTAATCTAGTAGACTTCATTAGTTTATGTAAGTATTTAACGAATCGCATATATGTCCTCCCCTTCTGTCCATGTTAAATAACCCTGGCCTTGTAATATATCTACAGCTTTGATGTCATCAATATGTTTGTGTTCCATCTTTATAAATGTAGGTTTAACATCCCAGGTGTAATCTTCTATAATATTCATCTCATGTCCTTCGACATCTATCTTTAGAAAATCTATAGTTCTTACTTCATTCTCATAAATAATCGTATCTAATCTTTTGCAAGGAACTTCTATAACTCTATCTAAAAATTCCTTTTTACTCCAAGCTTCATATTCAAATATCCTACCACCTTTATGGTTGTCGGCTACGATAGATGACATTCCTCTAATACTTCTATCGCTATGGTCTTGTTTAGATACACCAAACTCTATCATGCCGTCATAATCAGAGACAGCATACGGTAGAGTTATTACATTATCATAGTCCTCCATAACCCTATTCATATTTTTAAATGCCTGTGGGTTAGGCTCTATCATAATTCCTTGCCAGCCATTATCAGCTAACTTCTGACAAGTATCAAAATCACACGTTCCAATTTCTATAAATGTTTTCATTTCTTCCTCTTATGTAATTTAATAAAAAATTCTGCATCAATAACTATTAGTGGTTTGTGCCTGTTCTTTTTTATAACAACTAGGGGTTCATACTTTCCACAATTTTCCGATGCTTGTTTGTAGGATGTCCAGACATTGACTCGTTCCTGATTTTTACATTCAACTGAGTAAGGAAAATTCTTCCTTGCAGCTCTTGCCATAATAAGGTCTTCACCAGAAGAACCCATAGGCCTACTTTCAATATCTTCAACATGTATCTTTAATTCTTTTATAAGTTGGTCTCTAGTCCACTTTTGTAGATTACGACCTTTTGCTTTAGCTGATTGTGTTTTCATCCTTCACAGGCTATACATTCTACTTCGTCTAATTTTATTCTAGGTACTTTAATATTTACATTCTCTACATTTCTTGCAGCATTTGACCTGAAGTAATATAAAGATTTTAATTTATTCATACCGTACCAATGAACATCATTGACATACTGCATGTAATCATCATGTATTTCCTGAGCCTCCGTTGTCTTAGGCAAAGTAAAAAATAAATTTACTGATTGTGCCTGGCATATATATTGTTGCCTTTGATATGCATGCTCTACTATCCATATCTGATTTATTTCGTTAGCTGTTTTAAATATTTCTTTTTCTTCTTTTGTTAGTATATCTAGTTGCTGTACACTTCCTTCATGTGCAGTAATACTTTTCCAGGCTTCTTCTAGTTTTTTTCCTCTAAGTTTTTTTCGTTTGAAGAGCTTTGCGAGGTATTTGTTTTTGACCTGGTAAGAACCTGATAAAGTTTTGTGGGTATATGCATTAGCACGGTAAGGCTCAATAGAAGGACTAGTCCCACTACAAATAATACCAGAGCTAGCATTAGGAGCAACAGCAAGAAGGTTAGCATTACGAAGCTCGCCACCGTGTAAGTCAGGACATTCGCCACGTAACTCACAAAGTCTCTTAGAAGCTTCTGTGGCTGAAGTTTTAATAAAGCTAAATGCCTTATGGTTAAAGCTCGTAGCAAAGATGCTTTCAAACGGAATGTTTTTAGACTGGAGATAAGCATGGAAACCCATTGCTCCCAGACCGAGAGACCTTTCTCTATAAGCAGAGTAAGCAGACTTAGTAAAGCCTTCTTTGCCAGGTTTGATATAGTTTTTAAAACGTTTAAAATTCGCAATGTAACCTCCTAAATGCTTTGTATCTACAGCATTTTCAATGTAGTGTTCAATAATATTATCCAGCATTGTTATCAAATCTTGAATGAACAATGGTTCTTTAGACCAGGTATCAAAGTGTTCTAAGTTTACACTAGATAAACAACATACGGCTGTACGTTCTTCATCTGTAGGTAATGTAATCTCTGAACATAAGTTACTTTGTTTTATACTCAGGCCTAATTCTTTTTGTGGCTCAGGAAGATTATCATTACATGTATCTATATTGACCATGTAAGGTTCTCCAGTCTCAGCCCTGGCATTTAATATTTGCCACCACAAGTCTCTAGCTTTTACAGTTCTTACTGCTTCTTTTGTCTTAGGGTCTATCAATCTCCAGTCTGCATCTTCTTTTACTGCTTTGAGATAGTCATTAGTTATGTTGACTCCGTTATGTAGGTTAAGAGATTTTCTATTTATATCTCCACCAGACTCCTTTCTGATATTTATAAACTCTTCTATTTCAGGATGTGATATGTCCATGTATGCTGCATAACTACCACGTCTTGTAGTGCCTTGATTAAAGGCGAGCATTTGTGAGTCTACTACATGGATGAAAGGAATACTTCCAGTAGAACGAGAGCCATGAGTAGTAGATATGCCGTTACTCCTAACATCCCCCCAATATCCACCAATCCCTCCACCTGAGCTTGCGAGCCATATATTCTCATCATAATGAGCAGAAAGACCATCCCTACTGTCAGGTACATAATTAAGAAAACAACTGATAGGAAGCCCACGGGTTGTGCCTCCGTTACTAAGTATAGGAGTGCTGAACATGAACCAGCGATTGGAACAGTACGAGTAAAGTCTTTGAGCCAATTCAAAATCCACTTCACCTTTGTATGTTGCTCCGAAGATGGAGGCTCTTGCGAATGCTTCTTGTGCATGTGTTTCATTATCCCATAAATATCTATCTTTTAAAGTATCTAAACTAAATTTATCAAACTCTTTTTCTTTATCATAATCTATTGTTATACCTAGATAAGGTTTTGTCCCTACTTTATCTTCCATTGTTCCTCTCTGTATGTATGGCTATTATTGCATAATGTATTATTTTAAATAGCTCTTTTTCTTTTTCGTCCTTCTTCCCACATCGCATAGCATATTTCATTATGTTGCCAATACAAAAACCTTCACCGTGTCCAGCATCAATAATCATATCAGTTGCTTGGTACTTACCTTTTCCATAATGCTGGTCATAAGTATTTCCAATATAAGCTTTTACTTCATTTAAGATTTTATCTTCACTAAACTTATAATTCATTAGAACTGTATTCCTGTATTAACTCCTAACCCTGAAGGTGTTTCTACTTTTTTTTCTAATAATAAAGTATAGTCTATATCTTCTAACTTATGTCCTTTCTTAACTAAAACCTTTATCTTTTGTTGTACCCACTTCAAAGTCCAAGCTGATAAGTGTAAAGTCTTTTGATGAAAGTAATGAGTTTGTGATGGTATCATTGTCATCATATCTTTCTTCACTTCACTATCAACAACAGGTTTCATAGTGTTTCTTTCTTCTTCAGATAAGCATTCAAATCTTATCCAATCGTATAACACTTGATAACTTTTCTTTCGTATAGCTTTTGCTTTTCTTGCATTCATATCGTTGATGAGTCGTAATTCTTAACTAACTTCCAATAGGTTAATAAACTGTTAAACATTTCTACATGTTTTATATGAGAGTCTTCGTCCCAGATGTGTACTAATGCTAAGTCTGTTTGTTCTCTGTCAACAAATACAGATACACGTTGAGGACTATCAAAGCCACAGCCCTGTGCATAAGCTGATAACTGCATACCATGCTCATCGTATACTAATTTTCCTGGGTCTTTACCTTCCAAGCCGTCTTTGGTTTTAAAGTCCACAAAGATACCTGACTTAGAATATAAGTCTATCTTACCACCATACCCTAATTCTGAGCAAAAAGAATCCTCAGCAATCCATTCCTCTTTTGGGAAGTGCTTATCTAAAATTTTCTTTACGGCACGGTACGATTTATTATTTGACTTACCTTCAAATCCTCTTTCAATAAGAGCATGTATCTTAGTCCCCTGGGCTGCTGCCGTTTGACCTATGTCTCTTTGAGCAGTCTTGCATCTGTAAATAAAGTCTTCGTTTGACTCGTCCTCGCCTTGTTGTAATTCAATGGAGGCTTCAAGAGCTTTATTTATTTTCCAGTTTTCTAATGAAGGTTTAGCTACAATATTAAGAACCGTAGTTACAGAAGGTACTAGCCCTTCTTTCTTGGCATCTCTTAATGTTGTGTTTCTTTCTTTACCGTTTGCACCTATGATGGTGTAAGCTGGCGACCCCTCTCTGTCATACCAATGTCCAGCTTCCGATGTGAACTTATTATTATACACCTGACTTTGCGATTTGTCGATAGGCTCTTCAGTTTTAGTCGTCATTTTTTTGTTCCTTGTCTAGCTCTTCTTTAAATGCTTTGATGACATCGCTAGAAAAAAGCTTTTGTAAGTTGACAAGATACATTCTACTAGCATTATGGTCGCCCCCTGATACCGTCTTGAATGTATCTAATTGATTTACTATTAACTTTAACATGTTAGTATCAAAAACAATAGTACAAAATTCTTTATCTCCTACACATAAATTATGAAACCAATAGTCTGATTCCGTTGCTCGTATACCAGATGGTTTGCTCCAGGACTCATACTCAATACAAATGTTTCCTGTTTCCATCCATCTTCCACGTTCAGATTTTACTTCTATCTTTTTGTTTTCTAACATATCCCTAATTTTATCCTCTCGTATCTCTCCGTACTTCAAGTCTAGGTCAAATTTCTTTTGGTCTTTCTTAGTGGGTTTCACTCCAGTTCCCTCCTACCTTATACTCAGCATCTAAGGGACACCTCATATTATAGTAATCAGCAGTTTCTCTTATTGCTTTTATCCCCATCTCCCCTACAAAGTCTGCTGTTTTCTCTGTAGTTTCTATCTGCCATTCATCGTGGACATTAGCCACAATTTTATAGTTGATTGTGTTTAGCTCTAGTAAGTCAACTAATTTTACCAAAGCTCTTTTCATTACTACTGCTCCACCACATTGCAATAATGTATTCAAAGCAGCATGTTTATGTCTGAGTCTTATCTTCCTTCCGTCCAGGCCTTTTAAAAATCCTTTCCTCGTTGCTGATTCAACTCTGTTCTTAAGATTGTTAAATGATGGGAGACTACTGAGAAAAGACTCTCGCATTCTTTTACCTTCTTTTCTACTTCCTCCAATGATTTTTCCAATTTTTTCGTCTCCTGCTCCGTATATGAGGGCATAGATGAAAGTCTTTGCCTGGTCTCTTGATTCAAGTCCAGCAAGTTTTTGGTTAGCTGTGTGAATATCTCCATGTAATATTTCATTTATATACTCCTTATCTGCCATATAGTGTGCTAATAATCTAAGCTCTAACTGACTTGCATCTATACCTACAAGCCTGTTGCCTTCATCAACAGTCCAACATTGTCGACACTCCGTTCCGTATACGTTGTGTATGCTAGGAACTTGAGCCATGTTAGGATTGTTATGTGTCATCCTTCCAGTAATCGCACCGTTGCTAATTACATAACCATGAACCCTGCCGTCTTCTTCAACGGCATCTATCCAGGACTGTATCTGTGCAATTCGTTTCTGTAAAAGTAAATACTCAGCTATCAGATTAGCTTCGTGTATATGTTCTATTTTTTTTAATGTGCCTTCATCTACGATAGGCTGTCCAGTAGGTGTAAATCTTTCAGGCTTCCATCCAAAATCTATTAAGTATTCTCCAATTTGTTTTCTACTACCTAAATTAAATTCTACTAATTGTTTTCTTACAAACTTATAATCTTTTGGCATGGGTACATCTGCAAACTTTTCTAATAGATTATTGTACTCATGCTCATTCAGTCCTTGCTTAGATAACGTGCCGTCTTTTTTTAAACGTGGCTCAACTTCTTTTACATCAACCCACTTAGGCTTAAACGTTTCGTGTACTTCATCCTCAACTTCTTTCCGTCTTGCAACGAGCTTGCTTAGTAAAGACATAGCTTGCACCATATCAAACTTGAAGCCGTCTTTACGTTGCTGAGATATAATTTTAAAAACAGAATGTTCCAGGTCTACACATTCCTGGGAGAAACCTTTTACGTGTTGTTGTAAATGATGATAAAGTTTTCTGTTTAACTTTACATCTAGTACACAGTAGTCCAGCATTTCTTTACTGTAGATAGTAAAGTCTTCAGGTGGTGTCCCTTTGTTCTGTCCTAAAAGAAAGCCCCAGTTCTGTAAGCTATGTCCTTTCTCTTTGTTAGGATTTATAAGTCTTGATACAACTAGGGTATCAATAATTTGTTTATTAAATAAATCAAC